AACACAAATGCGTAGGAGTTAAAAATGGCTATTAATAAAATAAAACGTAATGAAGAAACTAGAGCAGCTACTTCAAAACAAGAAACAACTTCATTTGAAGAAACTAATTTTTTACATATACCTGAAGGAGTTAAAAACAGATTTGACTCTCAAGGTATGTCTTTAAGATGGATTAGAATTACATTAAATGGAGAAGATGATTACAAGAACGTAGGTAAAAGACAACGTGAAGGTTGGATATTTGTTTCCCCTGAAGAAGTTCCAGAGTTAGCTTCAACATCTATTGTTAAAGAAGGTGGTAGATATAATGGAGTCGTTTCCAGTGGTGATGTTGCATTAGCAAAAATGCCTACAGACAAAATGATAGCTAGGCAAGAGCATTATTTAAAAAAGCACCAACAACAAGAAGATTCATTAGATTCTACTTTACGTGCTCAATCTGATTCTCGTATGCCAATAACTAACTCAAGTAAATCAACTGTTACAAAAGGTCGTGAACCTCGTTTTCAAAGATAGTTTGTAACATATATTAATAATACTTACGAAGGAGATAACAAATGAGTGCAAGTAAAGCATTATTTGGAATGGTCCCTTTAAGAAAAGTTGGCTCAAATGCTAATTCTACTGGTCAATCTCAGTATAATATAGCTAATGGACTAGCTTCTAATATTTTTCATGGAGACCTCGTAACAATTTCTGCTGGTAATATTACACCAGTAGCAACAACAACTGACTATGCAGTAGGTGTTATTATGGGATGTGAATACACAGACCCTACTTCAAAACAACCTACGTTCAGTCGTTACTTTCCTGCAAACACTTCAAGTGCTATTGGTAACCCAGTAGGATTTGTTGCTGATGACCCTTATGCGTCTTTTATGATTCAAGCAGATGCATCAGTTACTGCAGGTGATATTCAATCACAAAACTTTGCTGTGACTTTAGGTAGTGGTAGCACTGTTACTGGTAATTCAGGTTTTGGTATTAAAGCTGCTAGTAGAGCAACTGCAACTAAAGCTGTAAGACCTATAGCAGTAATTGATGAACCAGGCAATGCCTTATCAGGTACTGATGGTGCATTCCCTAAACTTGAAGTCAAAATCGTCCAACACTGGATGAAACGTCAGGCAACAGCATAACATAGAAGGAGAAATAATATGGCTATAAATAGAGCAAGTATTGCTAAACAACTTCTTCCAGGACTTAATGCTGTATTTGGTGTTGAGTATGGTGATGTTAATGACGAACATACACCCCTATTTGAAACTGAAAACTCAGATAGGTCTTTTGAAGAAGAAGTGTTATTCACAGGGTTCGGCACAGCTCCAGTAAAATCTGAAGGTGCTGCTGTTTCTTTTGATGACGCACAAGAATCGTTCACAGCTAGATATAACCACGAAACAGTGGCTTTAGCTTTTTCAATCACTGAAGAAGCAATGGAAGATAATCTATATGATACTTTCGCTAAAGTTCGTTCTCGTGCACTAGCAAGAGCAATGGCTAACACAAAACAAGTAAAAGCAGCTACAATCTTTAACCAAGGTTTTACTGCTGGTGACACTGCAATTGGAGATGGTCAAGCATTCTTCTCTGCGTCTCACCCTGTTGTTGGTGGTGGCACACAAAGTAACCTACTAGCTGCAGCAGATTTAGCTGAAGCAGCTTTGGAAACTGCATTAATCGCAATTGATGGAACTAAAGATGACAGAGGTATCTTAATTGGTGCACAAGCTGTATCTTTACATATTCCATCTGACCTAAAATTTACTGCTGATAGGCTTCTAGCTTCTCCAGGTAAAGTTGGGTCTGCAAACAATGACATTAATGCAATCAGAAATATGGGAGTAATTCCTGATGGTTATTATGTAAACAGAAGATTTACAAATTCCAACGATTACTTCATTAAAACTGACGTACCTAATGGTACTAAAATGTTTGTTAGAGTTCCTCTACAAACTAAAATGGAACCAGATTTTGATACTGGTAACGTCAGATTTAAAGCAAGAGAGAGATACTCTTTTGGTGTTTCTGACTGGAGAGGATTTTATGGTTCTCAAGGAGCCTAATCCAAATTATATAAGGGGTCTCATTAGAGACCCTTTATACTTTATATAGAAGGAATTATAAATGACAAACTTAACAGCAATAGAATATTCAGCAATTACTACAGCAGCAGCAACGTCTACTGTTCGTTCTTTTGGTACAAGAATAAGAGGTTTTAATGTTGCTAATATTAAAGATGTAGTAGGTGCTTTTGAAATTAAAAATGGTACTACTTCAAGAGTTAGAATTGTATTACCTGCAAATGGTACACTTGATACTTATTTAGCAGATGAAGGTATTAGATGTGAAGATGATGTTACAGTAAGTGTAACTCCAAGTGTCTATGCTACAATTTATATTGGATAGATGGAATGGCTAGAAAAGCTAAAAAGAAATCTAAAGGAATGGGAATTAAGACTAGTGTTAAGTCAGGTAATTTCTTAGCTACTAGCAAAGGTGCAGGTATGACAAAGAAGGGTGTTGCTGCTTATCGTAGAGCAAACCCAGGTTCTAAATTAAAGACTGCAGTAACAGAATCAAAACCTACAGGGAAAAGAGCAAAAAGAAGAAAATCATTTTGTGCTCGTTCAGCAGGACAAGCTAAGATGCATAACATAAGCTGTAAGAAAACTCCAAAGAAAAGAATTTGTGCAGCTCGTAGAAGGTGGAAATGTTAGATGGCAAATTTTACAACTTTAACAACAGAGATAGTAAATACAACTGAGAATGATGCTCAAGAGTTCTTAGACCAAATACCTAACATTGTTAATAGAGCAGAAGAAAGATTAACAGATGAATTAGATGATTATGGTTTAGTAACATATACATCAGTAGCAGTATCACAAGGTAATAATATTGTTACCTTACCAACTGGTACACGAATCGTAAAGAATTTTAATGTAGATATTAATGGAGCAAAGACAAGTATACTTTTAAAGACTGATGAATATTTAAGAGATTACTGGGATGTGTCAGCTTCAACAGGTGAGCCAAAGTATTATGCACATAAAGATAATACAACAATAATGATTGCACCTACACCTTCATCAACAAGTAATGGTGAAGTAGTACATGTAACTAGACCAACAACATTAACGTCAGCTTCACCTGATAATTATTTTACACAGTTTTGTTATGACGCATTGTTTAATGCTTGTATGGTAGAGTCATACATCTTTATGAAGAACTTTCAGATTGTTCCCTTATTTGAACAGCGATATCAAACTTCAATACAGACTGTAAGAAACAGAGCCAGAAGATTTAGACGTGACGATATGACAAGACCTGCAAGTCCTGCAGGAGCAGATAACACAATAATAGATGGGAGTAATTAAATGTCAATAGTAAATATAGGTAAAGTTCTTAAAAAATTTAGTCAAAGAACTGTAGGTAAACCAAATCAAAAATTAAGTGAATTAAAGGTTGGTAGTTTTTTTGAACAAGGAAAAAATAAAAAAGAGTTTATAGTACAATCAAAATTTAAAGAAGATGGTAAAAGAAAAATTGAGATTGCACCTGCAGATGATGTTAATAATAGTAGAATAGTTAGTGCTGATAAAAAAGTTTTTACAGATGATGTAAGTGAAAATCTTGATGATTATAAATCAGTAGCAAAAGAAATGAGTTCTATTGCAGGTCAAACAATAACTCCCCAACAAGCTAAAAGTGCAGTAAAAAAATTTTTTAAAAAGGGAACTGATACTATTAAACTTAAAAAAGGTAAAATAATTCCTAAACCAAAAAAATTATTTACTGGTGGTATAGTTGGAGCACCTAAAGGAACTGGAGCTGCATTAAGAGGATTTGGTAAAGGATATAAATAAATGGTTATTAGTAGAAGTTCAATACCACAACAGATAATGAAACCTGGTCGTAAACGTATAAAAAAACTTAAACAAGGAAGAAGGAGTAGATAATATGCTTAATTTAAAAGAAAGAGCCAAAGGCAGAAAAACTAAAAGTAAAATAAAGCCTGATAAAACTGTTAAAATAGAAAAACAAACATCTGATATTATGTCTGAAAAAAAAGATAAAAAATCAGGTCCAGGTCAACGTGATAAATTAAAAAAATTTCAAAAAATAAAACAAAGAACAAGTAAACAAAATCCTTTTACTTCATCTGCTAATCCAAGAGACATACCAATAAAATCAAAAGGTAAGAAATCTATTGTACCAAGTATTACAGAGGAAAGTGTTGCTTCTTCAAGAACAGGAAGAGCAACTAGAACTAAAAAACCTGTAACAGGAAATATTGGTGAAATAAAAACATCTACTAAAAAACCTATTATTGATACTCAAAAAAGAACAGGTAAGGTAAAGGGTAATATTGGTCAATTTAAAACTGAAGGTAAATCTAAAATTGCAGAAGTTGATTCAAGTAAAAGAGAAAAATTTAAAACAAAAAAAGTTACTGGTAATAGACCTGGAGCAGTCAATACTTCTGGTTCTTCAATTGTTGATGAAAGTAAAAGAGGAAAACCTACATCAAGATTAGATAAAGTTAAAACTAGAGCAAAAATGGTTATGGATAATGTAGCTAGAAGTGCAGATAATCTTTATCCTTCTAAACAAGCTAAAGATATTGTTCTAAGAAAATCTGTTGGTGGTAGACTTGATGATTTAGGTTATGAAGAAGTTGATAAAAGACCAGCTTCTAGTAACAATCGTAGCTATCGTGGATATGGTAAAGCTAGACAAGGAAGTTAAATGGCAACAAATAATACGTCAGGCACTTATGACTTTAATTTAGAAATAGGTGACGTTATACAGGAAGCTACTGAGATGATTGGTGGTGAAGTAACTCTTGGTGAAGAACCTAGAAGTGCTAGACGTTCAATTAATCTTATATTAAATGACTGGCAAAATAGAGGTGTATTACTTTGGTCTACCTTTACAACTGCAGTAACTGTTGCAACGAGCACCACAACATATGCGTTAGATAGCTCAGTTAATGATGCTTTATTTGTTACATACAAAGAAACATCTTCTGCAGTTGAAACTAAATTAGAAAGAATATCTTTTGAAGAGTATCATGTAATACCTAATAAAGACCAAAAAGGTAGGCCAACACAATATGCTGTTAAAAAAGATAT